CCCTCGTGGGAGACCCGGAGACGGCGTCAGGCGTCCTCGGCAACGATCCCGGCATCGCCATGCGCCACTACATCGAGCGCTCCCAGGTGGCTCCCGACGTGCGAAATGCCCTCCAGGAGCTCGCGCCGCAAAGCGATGGGTAAACGATGTGAGACGGCGCTCTGGACGGTTCCTGTGGGCCCTGCGGCTGGATGAAACCCTGTGATCGCAACGTCCTTGGTACCTCCGGTGGGACTCGAACCCACAACACTCCGATTTCCCTCTGACACCGCAATCAGTGGACAATGAGCGTCAATGAACGTCACGTGATGCGCATGATGACGCGGCAAAGCGGAGGCAGTGAGCACCGCGGAGCACTGGACGTCCAGCGCAGAAACGCTCAAAACACGACGTGAAAGCGATGGGTAAGTGATGGGCACGCGGGCTCTGGACACTGTATATACGCGCGACCCCGGGTAACCCTCGGGGAGGGGGAGACCACTCCCCGCCGCCGACGGGGCCACAGGCGTGCCTGGGCGTGATTTGTACCCCCCTACCGGTTGGAATTGGGGAGTATAGGGGCGATGCGTACAGGACTGTACACCGGACGGTACAGTGGTGTACAATCGGGTATGTCGGTAGGGCGTTGGAGCTCTGTCGAATCCCCTGAAATATCCCCCTGAACGGAGTGATCGAAGTGAGCAAGCGTGTAGTGATGGCAGTCGTGGTGGCTATGGGTATCGCGTGGGCCGCGGGCGCGTGCGATGGTGGCACGGCGGGCGCGGTGAGTGCGCCGACGTCGACGGCCACGGTGTCTGACGTGGACGCGGGTATCGTGCCGGATGATGGTGTGATCCTCACGCCGTGTGACGATGAGGATGGCGGCGATCCCGTGCCGGGCGTGGACGGTTGTTTCTGGGACGCGAGCGAGCGGGGTAATGGGCAGGGCGCTGATGTGATTGTGTGGTGGACGCGCTGAGTGGTGCGCGCACGATGGGCCGGGGTCACCGTTGGTGGTGGCCCCGGTTCGTTGTGTGTGGTGGGCGTGAGTGCGTTGTGTTGTGCATCACTCAGTATGTGATGGCCTACCGCTGTACATCTGACGGTACAGGGGTGTACACTTGAGTCATCACAAGGGGACAGGAAGTCCCCGCCAATCCCCCTAAGGAGAATCCAATGACTGCCACCGACGCGCTCACTCTCACCGCCTGCCGGATCAAGACTGCCCTCGAAGACCACTCGGTCGACTACACCGCCACGGACAACCGTGGTGAGGAGGAGGGTGACTACCGGGTCACCGTCGGTGACGTCACCGCCTACCTCACTATGTCCGACGACGGCGAAGTGTGGGCCACCACCGACGAGACCCCGGCCGACGCCTACGATGGGCCGGCCGACGGTGCGGAAATCGCGCTGCACCTGATGCACTACGCCGATGAGATTCCCGCCGCCGTCACCGTTATCGACGCCGCTATGAACGCGGCGGAGGGGAACGTCATCATCTCATACTGGGATGAATACTACTGGACGGTTGAGGGCGGCCACGCGACGGTTGAGGTCAGCCGGGACGGCACGTGGACCGTCACTCACTGCGACGTCGACGGGATCGAATGGAGCGGCTACAAGGGCCGGGACGTTGCCGCCGTGTTCCGGGCCGGAGAGTTGGCCTACGCCATGCCGTGCGCCGCTATCGCCCGCGTCATCCGGGGCGGGGACTACGAGGACGCCGATTGGTGGTCAATCGTTGACGGACTCACCGAGCTTCAGGCCGTCGACGGCGACGTGAGCACGCGCGTGTTCCCGCAGTGGAGCGGTCACCCCGGCGTCCTGGTGACCGAGGTACGCGACGATGAGGAGCCGTGGTGGGACCTTATGAACCTCGACACGATGACGACTTCCATGGAGCACTACGCGGCGGACGTTGCCGCTTACGTGATTCACGCGCTGGCGTGATGCCAGCCGCCCCGATGGTCGCACGGCCGGTCCAACTCCGGCCGGGGGCACGAACACCAACCAATCTCCTGGAAGGAAACGCATCATGGCTACAGCCGAACACGTTCGTTCTATTCTCACGACTTTCTTCCCCGGCGCTGACGTCACGGTCACCGTCGGTGAGGATGGCCGGGAATCGGTGACACTCGCACGGACCACCGTGTGGGTTGCGGCCGACGAAGAAGACAACGAAGTGGCCGTGAACGTGCTGGACTTCCACAGCCGGGACACGCGCCTTTCGTGGGGGCAGCGCGTCGCCGCCCTGGTCGGACCGGCCGTGCCGTGGGACGGCACGCGCGACCGTTGCGTGTTCCACACGAACGGCGGTGACGTCGAGCTCTTCGTTAGGCACGGCTACGAGACTTTCACCGCGTACAGCGAGGATTGGATTCCCACGGCGTATGTGGTCACTCAGCCGGGCAGGCACGCGATTGCTTCCAGTGCGCCGTGGCGCGCCGTGTGGGACGCGGCCCGCGCGTGCGAACGCCATCACTCCGCACCGGAGTGCGTGACGCTCACCACACACTAGATAGTGGCTCACCACTATACACACACCGGTACAGCGGTGTACACTTAAGTCATCGGGAGGGCAAAGGAAGCCCACCCACCAATCACCTAAGGAGACCCCAATGAACACCGACGACGTTGCCCTCCTTGTCACCGCTGAGCGCGCGATCACGGCCTACCTTGACGCGTGGGACGTTATGCACGTGTGCCTCGTGAACACCAAGGAGACGACGTACACGATCATGGGATGGGGCGTTAACGCCCTGCTCGCGATTCACGAGGACGGCACTGTGTGGGCCTACTGCCGTGACGACGTCAACGGCTACGTTGGGCCCGCCGCGGGCAACTACGAGAGGATTGCCCGCTGTCTCGCGGCCCGTGCCCGCTTCGCCAATGTCCCCGCGGTCTAGCCGCAATTCGCCCGGATGGTCGCAGGACTGGCTCGTCTCCAGTCCCGGGCACGACACTTCCCCCCTACCCCCTGGAAGGAAACACATCATGAGCACCACACTAGAACAGCGGATTGTCGCGGCTCTCGAGACTGTCAGCGACGCCGAACCGCTATACACCGAGCGCGACGACGCCCGCGTTGGGCGAGCCGGTGCCTACAGGCTGTACGTCTACCCGGTTCGCACCATCATGGGCACGCGGCATCGGGCCGTTGCCCACTACCAGACTTCCGGGATGGCTGTGGGGCAACGTATCGCCGGTGAGGCCGTAGCGGACTGGACCAGTGTTGCCGACATGGTGGGGCTCCTCAGGCACGCCAAAAAGCGCGCCGAGCGGCTCGAGCGCACTTGCAGTCGGCTACAGGACGCCGGATGGAGCGTCTCGGCAGAAACGCGCTACGGCCGCCCCATTGGGTTGTCTGTCGAAAACGGGGCAGTGAGCGTGCATCTCTCCTCATCGGGGATTGTCGTCGGCGGCGATGCGGCCGCCCGGGAATCCGTTTCCGCCCTATGGGTGGAAAACGACGGCTAGGCCGTGGCCCCGATTGACCAATCGCCCGGCGCTCCACCACGGCGCGCCGGGCACCACCATAGGAAAGGAACATGACATGACATTCTTCGACGACGTCGACGAAGCGGCGGCGGAGCTCGCTGCTTTCGAGAACGCAGATGAGGACGCGGCGCGGGCACTCGCTTCGGCGCGCGGGCGTATCCGGGCGCGGCACTGGTCACCGGAGGAGGAGGAGTACTCACTGGACGCGGCAACGAAGTACGTTGCCGGCTGGTTGGAATTGGAGGAAGCTGCGGCGGCGGTGCGTGAGAGCAAGGAAGTGCTTGCGGCGGCGCGGGCCGAGCTCCGTGGCGCGTGCGTGGCCGCCGTGGCTTGCGGTGTGAAGAAGCGGCAGATTTCGCGTGAGACAGGAGTCTCTCGCGTGTCGCTGGACGATTGGCTGAAGCCCCGCGAAGCGTGACGCACGCCACCCAATATGTAGTGGCCTACGGCTGTACACCGGATGGTACAGCGGTATACACTTAAGTCATCGGGAGGGCAGAGAAGCCCCCCACCAACCCCCCAAGGAGAACCCAATGACCACCAACGACTTCGATGCCAGTATCGCCCGTATCGACTCCGCCAAGGACGTCGCGCAAGCCTCCTGCTTCGCTGGGGAAGAGTTCGAGAGCGGCTACTGGGGGCAGATCGCCTACATCCAGGACAAACGCGGCGTGCGAGCCACTAGCGGATACTTCCAGCGTACCGTGAAGAATGTTCGCGCCAAGTTCGCCAAGGTTTGGGCTGAGGAGAATCCCGGCAAGCCCGCCACTTTCCCTGGCCCGAGCAAGGCTCGTAAGATCACCCGTTAGGCCGTGGCCGCCAACATTCTTAGGGCTGTCGACAACTGATGGCCTGAACCGCCCGGATGGTCGTAGGACCGGTTCGAGTCCAGTCCCGGGCACGACACTTCCCCCTACCCCCTGGAAGGAAACGCATCATGAGCACCAATGCGGCTACTGCCCTTATTGAGAAAATCAATGACGCGCTAAACGAAGACGGCGAAATGATCTACTCCCGTGATGGCGAAGAAATCGACGGTATTAGTTACGGGCGTTTCAGCGTGTTCATCGGCGATGACTACGATGACGACGGCGATTTCTGTGGGTTTACTTGGGGGCTCTACGAGTACAGCAATGATGATCGCGACGGTGAGTCCAAGCTCATCGGCGATGGTTTCGAGTACGCCGATGCCAGCGACTTGGTCGGAATGTTCGTCGACCTACTAACCCCTACGCCGCGAATGTCTCTCGAGGACGCGATTATCGTCGCCGAGATACTCGACTGAACCTAGCCGCCCCGATGGTCGCACGGCCGGTCCAACTCCGGCCGGGGGCACGAACACCAACCCAACACCCTGGAAGGAATACCGAAATGAGCACTGCCACTGCCACTGCCACTTCCCCCTGCCCCGCCGTCGCCCGCTTCCTCGACGACGTTGCCCGCATCATGGTCGACGAGCACGGCCACGACACGGTCACGGTCTACGGCGACTACCTCACGTTTGAGGGCTATGTCCTCGACGTCGAGTTCTGGGGTCACCCGTCAGTGGCGACGCCTGCCCCCGTGCTGTGGAGCGTTCGTCCCGAGGATGACGACGAGCACGAGCTCGAGCTCAGGGGTGAGGCCGGCGCTTCCCCGGATGGCGCGGCGGCGATGCTGGAGCTCGCGCTTGCCACGCTGTACTAGACCAACCTCAACCACTTTCCCCGCTTCCCGGCAGTAGAATTGGGGGCCCCTGCCCCCACAACCACGAAGGAGAAGGAACCATGATGTCAGGACTCACATTCATTCACCGCGTGCTAGCGCTGATTGACGGCGAGACAGAGTCGCTCACCAGCATCATGCCGGATAATTCACTGAACGCTATCAACATTAGCCTGTACGCCGATGATGACGACGGCGAGGGCGGCTACTCGCCAGTTATGTGGCGCGTCACGCGCGCGACATACGAGGACCACCAGTGGATTTATACGGACCTGGAAGAGGGAGATGCCAGCGTAGTCGGCGATGACCAAGCCGCCCAGGACGCGGCGGAAGCGTTCGCCGCTGCCGTTGCCGACGCCGCCAAGCACGCTAAGTGACTTCCCCCTGCCCCTACCAATCCCCTACAGCCCTAAGGAATCCCCTATGTACACCTACACGTTCACCCGTGAGAACACTCCCGACCGTCGGTCAGTTGCCGGGCGTATGTGCGCCGCCATCCGTGAGGTGACCGGCGACGACGACGGCACCGTGACCCTGGTCTCCACTTCCGACGGCTGGGAGTGGCTCGACGGTGACCGGACTCTCATCGTCAGTGGCGGTGAGGCTCACTGCCGGGAAATTGTGCGTCACGGTCACCTCACCATGATCGCCGGGATGGGCGCCCGTGACCTCGACGTCGGTGTCAAGTCCAATTCCCAGCACGCGATCACGGAAGTCATTTGTCACGTTCGCCGGCAGGGGCAGGCGATGCGTCGCGTGTTGATCGCGCTGCTTGACGCCGGCTTCCAGCTTGATGAGGAAGCGTGCACGCCGGGGCGCGTGCCCGTGACCTGGAAGGGAGTGCCGGCGGCGACGGTTGACGTGCGCCGGGCGACGACGACGATTCGTGGTGATCTTGCGGACGAAGCTCGGGACTCTCTGGCCCGCGCTGGCTTGCTCGGCGGCAAGGTGGCATCGAAGATTCACCGGCTGCACGCCTAGCCCGGGAAGCGGGCAGCGGGCGTTAGCCCCT